GAAGTGAACAGTTTTGATAAAGCAGTATGATCTAACACTTCCAAAGATGACACTTGAAAAGGCCTACAAAGAGCAGCTTAAATCTGGCACTTATGATGCTATTGCTGAAAAGTATAGAGATCCTGGCACAGTATATGCATTCCAAATATTGGAAGGTCAGATTATCGCAGGCCATGATGTTAAGTTGCAAGCTTTTAGACACCTACAGGATCTTGCACGTGTTGAGTCCAAACAACCAGACTTCCAATTTAATTATGACTTAGATAGTTGCAGGACAGTATTAGCTTTTGCAAGTCTTTGCCCTGATCCGAGCACTGGTAAACCCCAGCCACTGGCCTTATGGCAAAAGGCACTATTGTGTTGGTCCCAAGGTTGGCGGAATAGCAGTGGTGAGCGCCGTTTTCATCGTGTGGTGTTCAGTGTTGCTAGGACTAATGGCAAAACTTATTTAACGGTTATACTTCTCAGCTATCAGTATCTAATTGCTAGTGCTGGATACAGTAATCAGGACATGGGATACATAGCACCAGTTTCACAGCAGAGTAAGAAGGGCTGGAGGTACATTAAGACAACGTTTAATCGTCTGCAAAGTGAGGGCTTTGGGGATCAGATGCGTTCAACCAAGACTAAGATTGGTGAGGATGCTGTCAAAAGTAATACTAATCAGAATCAACTGTTGCGTTTGTCAGATGAATCGGGACAGTTTGATAGTTATCATTTGGCCTTCAGCGTTCATGACGAAGCCGGTGATGATGGCAGAATTGGTTTAATCAAGCAAAATGATGGGAAAATCACATCTGGACAAGTGCAGACCTTTGATAGCCAATCATGGGACATCAGTACTGCCTATCCAGACGCCACTTCAAATCTATATCTCACTGAGAAATTAATCAGAGAGGCCATGCTAAAGGATACTGAGCGAGAACTGGACGATAATTTGCTTGTCGACTTTACACAGGATAGCGAAGATGAAGTCAGTCAGCCAGACACTTGGGTTAAGTCTAATCCACTTTTGCCGACCATTGGAAACACGATGCTAAACAGTATGCTTGCTGAGCGCGACACTAAGAAATCCGATGGTAGCTTGTCTGAGTTCATCAATAAAAATCTAAACATGTGGTTGCAGGTAAAGGAAAACAGATTTTTGAACCCACATGACATAGAAAATGCAGTAGCTGATAAAGTGCCAATCAACACAAATGGTCACGTGTGCTACATCGGAATCGATTTGTCAAAACTTAGCGATGATACCGCTATAGCTCTTGTCTACCCATATCAGGCCAATGGGGATACGCATTACTACATAGAACAACACAGCTGGATACCACTGAATCATGCTGGAGGAAGTATTGATGCCAAAGAAAAAGGAGACGGTATTAACTATCGCAGGGCGGAACAGCTAGGATACTGTGATATTGCTAGAAATCGCTGGGGATATATAGATGATGACTCAGTTGTCACATACCTTGGTGATTATATAGAGCAAAATCAGTTGCAAGTTCGTTTCATTTGTTATGACCCATGGGCAAGTAGCGATGTATTAGATAAGTTGGTTCAAATCGACAAGTGGCCAATGATGCCTATCCGACAAACAGCGCATGACTTAGATAAGCCTACCCATGAGTTTCAGAGACTGATGCGAGAGGGTCGCATTCATTATTCTGACGATCCAATTATCCAATACAGCTTAACCAACGCAATTCTTGTTGGTAACAGTGCTGGCTTAAAGGTTGATAAGGAACGATATACAAGCAAAATTGACTGTGTAGATGCCATTATTGATGCCATGTCTAGAGCAATTTATGAATTTAGTGATGTTAACCCTGACTTTGATCCTAAAGCAAAATTGAAGGACCCATTGTCTGGTATGAGTGATGAAGAGCGCCATAAATTCCTGATGGATGTAGGCTTTTAAAAGTCTACATATTTTTTTGCGTTTGAAGGTCAATATTGGTCAAAAATGACGCACTTCATACGTTATATATATGAAAGGTAAAAACAATGAAAGACACAAAGAATCTGAGGGAGGTGCGAGTGTGAGCAAATTGATAATGCTTAAGGAACTGTTGCCAACAGTGTTATTTGTATCCGGCTTAATTGCTATTGTCACCAGTGCCTATCTTTTTAATAGCATCATAGGAACGTTGGTGTTAGGCAGTGTATTGCTCTTTTGCGGTTGGCTACTCACGCCTACGCCTAAGGCAGGTGGTAGTAGATGAGCGTATGGAATCCGTATGAACGAATGCAGAAAAGAAGTATGACGATACCATCAACTAACCTGTCAAGTTACATCATAAGCGGTGGACAAGTATTGCCCAATCATTTGGTTGATGCCAGTACGGCCTTAAATAATTCTGATCTATATGCCGTTAGCAACCTTCTAAGCAGTGATATTGCATCGGCAAGTTTTGAAGTGGCTGCACCCTTTGACAAGGTGATAAATAACCCGAACAACCTTATTTCTCCATTTAACTTTTGGCAATCAGCTGTAGTTCAGATGTTGCTTACGGGAAACGCCTATATCGCCATTACAAGAGACAGCAACAATGTTCCTATGAGGCTAGAGATGGCACCGGCGGCACAGGTAGTAGTCACTTTGGCAGACAGCAGTGCAGATATTAGCTATGCGGTTAACTGGGGAGACGAGAGAGGCACAATCAATTATCCAAGTGCAAACATGCTTCACTTTCGATTGATGGCTAGTGGTAGCAATGGTCAGCAATACATTGGTATTAGTCCACTAGAATCAATTGCAAGCCAAGTCAACATTCAAGATTATGCAAACAAGTTGACACTATCAACTATTAAGAATGCTATTAATCCAAGCACCGTCATTAAAGTTGCTGAGGGTGCTTTATCACCAGAAGAAAAAGAAGCGACACGAAAAGCTTTTGAAAATGCCAACACGGGTGACAATGCTGGGCGGCCTATGGTACTTGACCAGCTTTATGACGTGCAAAATTTAGCAATAAATGCTGATGTAAGCAAGTTTTTAACCAGCAATGACTGGTCCAAGACACAGATAGGCAAGGTTTTTGGTGTTCCAGATAGCTATTTGAATGGTCAAGGTGATCAACAAAGTTCATTAGATATGACTAAATCGCTTTATAGCAACACTTTAAGGCGCTATGTAAAGCCAATAGAAAGCGAAATGGGTGCCAAATTTGGCGTCCCCGTGAATATTGATGAAAGTCAAGCAGTAGATGCCGATAATGATCTGCTTATTAGCCAGATACAGAAGTTGCTAAGTGGCACAACACCAGCCATTACGCCTTTACAAGCACAACAAATGCTAGCGAAAAGGGGTGTGATTTAGTGAAAAATGAAGATATACGTACATTTAATGTTCAAATAAGGGCTGAAACAGCTATAGACAGCCAAGGTAGCAACAATCAGGTTGAAAGTAACCAAAATATGGCTATTTCCGGCATTGCAACCGTGTTTAATCAGCCAAGTATTAAGGGTGATTTCACCGAATATATCGACCAAAATGCCCTAAATGGTGTGGATTTGACCAACGTTTTGCTGCTTTACAGCCACGATTTCAGCAATATTTTGGCCCGTGCAGACGCTGGAACACTACAAACAAGCATTCAGCCTGATGGGTTACACTTTAATGCCCAATTGCCAGACACACAGCTTGGCAAAGATACTTATACCAACATACTGAATGGCAATATCAAGGGCATGAGCTTTGGATTCACCATTGCGCCTGATGGAGATAGCTGGTCAGTCAACTCACAAGGCAACACGATCCACACAATTCACCAAATTGACCAAGTGTTTGAACTGTCGCTGACTCCTATTCCTGCATATACCGAAACAAGTGTGCAAGTGCAAAGGGACTTGGCTCAATTTTTATCAAGTAAGAAAGAAGTTGTGAAGATGGCAGAAAAGCCAGAAGAAAAGCCAGAAGAAAAAGAAGAACAATCTGTTGATGACCAGATGAGGTCATTGAAGGAATTTAAATCACAGTTAGCTGACCTTCAAGCAAAAATTAACACAAAGGTTGTTATTGACAAGCCTGAGGAAGAAAAGCGTGACGCTACACCAGATATGGCAAGTGATGAAACTACTGCACAACCAACATCAGGTGATTTGGTTAGCATGATAGCAACACTTCAAGCTGCTATTCAATCATTAAGTCAGCAATTGGCAGACCAACAAGCGCCATCACAAACGGACGATGATGCCCCAGATGATGACAATAATGTTGTTTTGGATGAAGCAAAGCCAAAGCAAGATACAGCTGAAACTGAAAAGCGTGATGGTAAGCCAGCTGAGGTAACTGCGGAACAAGATGTCAAGCAAGAAAATAAAAGAGATGGAGAGAAACAAATGGCTAAAAATTTAACAGCAGACAAAGTTGAAGATGAAGAAGTACGTGACTTCAAAGAGTTTTTGAAGACCGGCGAAATTAAGAGAGATTCCACAGGCTTTGATAGCAACGCTGGCGAAGCAGTATTGCCTAGCCAAGTGCTGGACATCATGAGTCAGCCTAAGGACCCAGCACAATTAGGTGGCTATGTAACTAAGGTTCAGGTTTCTGCACCCACTGGTAAGATTCCTGTTTTGTCTAAGGCTTCTGCACAACTGGTTTCAGCAGCTGAATTGGCTGATAACCCTAAACTTGCAAATGCCTCTTTAAAACAGGTCACTTATGATGTTAAGACTCTGCGTGGGTCACTGCCAATTTCCCTTGAAATGACCCAAGACTATCCAAATATCACCAGCTTACTGACTCAGTATGTGAACGACATTAAGAACCAAACTGAACAGCATAAGATTGGGGCAGTATTGCAAACAGCTACTCCAGTTGCCGCAACTAGCATTGATGATAATAAGGATGCATTCAACGTAGGCTTGAGCAACTACACTGACCGAATGTTTGTTGTATCTGAATCATTCTTTGCCGCAATTGATAAGCAGAAGGATGCTGAAGGTCGGTACTTGTTACAAGATTCCATCACTTCTCCATCTGGCAAACAACTGTTCGGTGCTCCGCTGGTAGTTGTTGCTGATGATGTGCTTGGCAAGTCTGGAGAAGCAAAGGCATTCATTGGAAGTGTTAAAAACTTTGTGGTTGAAACTGTTAAGGGCAACATTAACCTGTCTTGGCAGCGTAACGAAAATTTTGAACAGGTACTTTTGGCGGCACTGCGGGCAGACTTTAAAGCTGCTGATACAGCTGCCGGTAAGTTCATTACTTATACTGCACCAACTCATCTTGGCAAATAACTAAGTA